TATAATTAACAGAACCATCCGTATAAATCTGCATACGAAGATTGCTACCAAATTTTATTGCTTTATCATCACTGAAGAAGAGTGAATTTCCATCATATCGTAAACTGGATTCAGCATTTAAAGTATTAACAGTAGCAGAACCAGTTATAATTCTATTGTCTGCATTATTATTAATGGTTGTAGCACCACCACCACCACCAGCATCAATCCAATCCAAACCAGTTCCAGTTGAAGAAAGAACTTGTCCCGAATTACCTAAATCTCCATCCGTATCTTTAATGCCACCTATTATATGAGCAACTCCACTAGCACTTATGCCTTGACAATCAATATCTTGACTAGGAAATATTCCAAACTCAGATCCACCAGCCAACATACTATCTAAGGTAGTGCCCGTTGCGATTCCAGAATAATACTTTGCCATTAGAGTGTCCTCCTATCATAATGATAACCAGCAATTGAATACTGATCGTTTTTGCCTGGATAATCTTCTGGTGAGTTTCCTTCATACTCTGGAATCAAACGTTCACCATCTTTTCTTTCACCATATACATGGTAGAAACAATCAATAGTCGATAGATCAGTAATCAAATCAGTATTAGTTGAATCCTCTGCGATGACAATAAATTCATTATTAAACTCTTGAATTACAAGATTTTGATTTGATCCAATTGGTTGCAACTGAACGGTGATACTATCTTCATGAACTAAATCTTTCCAATAATCAGGTAAATTAATTACATTTGATTCCTTTAATCTACCTCTATGATATACACCACCCTCTGGGCCTTCCAAACAAACATATCTGAGTCGATGATTTTCTTTGGTTGGATGCTTGATATCAAATCCTTTCCAACCCTGAACATTTATACTCCCTCTAAAAGTTGAGTAAGTTGTACCACTAACTCTAAGATCTTTTGTAATTGTTTGATTTCCTGCTAGATAAATGTCATTAAAAAATTTACTGGTTCCTAAAACATAAAGAGAATCAGAAAAAGGAAGTTTAGATACTGAATCTACTGTGCCTATTGTAACTGCTGCCCTTCCACTAGTGCTTGAACAATCACCAAATATCGATATACCAGAACAAGTTAATACACCAGTTTTTTTATATGGTATCTGTTGGGATGTAGTTTTACTATAATCTTTATACCCAACATGAAGACCTATTGTTTGTAAAGAGAGATTTTTTATTGCCATATCTATCCTTCGTTACTATTATAAGTGTCAATTTTGTTAGTGAATGGAGTGGTATCTTGATGAAAATCAGGTGCCATAAACTCATCAAGTCCAGAACTTGTGTGTATTACTTCTGACTCACAGTGTATTCCAACTTGTTCTCCACCATTTATAAACAATTCTTTTGTTGCATCAGCAGTGAAGTCAGCACCTGCAATCATCTCTGTGTCAGCACCTGATTTGGTTTTAATATTTTTTCCTGCATTTAGGTATATGTTTTGTTGTGCAACTAGAGATATATTTCTACCATTCAATTCGATGTCACTTGATTTTGCTTCAATATGTATTCTTCCATTTCTACATTCTAATTTAATTGCAACAGCACCCTCGCCAGTTACTTTACCATTCTGAACGTCTGAATCGTGTCCAGAATATATTTCAAATGATCTGTTTGATGCTAACTTTCCAACTCCCCCCTCATAAAAATGAAGTATTTGTCCCTCATTTGTGGTCAATTCATATTCAAATTTCCCATGTTGTTCAGATGGCCCGCCACCAGTTATTTGAAAGGTTGGATACTTTCTACGATAAAACTTTTCAAATTCATCTTTAAATATTTTTCTTATTTCTTCCTCAGTCATTAGTATCCTCCATATCCTCCACCACCAGATGAACTAGTATCAGTTCCAGTTGAAGTATCTGTTGATGTGTCTGTTGTGGTGGTGGTATCCATCGATGTGGTTGGAGTTGTTTGTTCTAACACAATTGTTGGTGTCGTATCAACCGCTTGTGTAGTAGTTTCAGTTGTAGTTGTAGTCACTCCAACGTTATATGTTTGAGAAATAGTTGTGGGTTGTCCTAAACTTTCTTCTATTGTATCATAAATTATTGAATCTGTCCCACTATGTGTTGCTCCTGTCATTTTTAGTCCGTTTGACATTACATGATAAGACCCAGAATAAGCAACACCATCTACATACCCAACCACTTCCTTATTGTCACCAATACAGTCAATAACTTGTTCAATTCCAATAAGTGGTCTTGCTCTTCTTTCATCTGCACCAATATCTTCTTTAAGTTGACCTTTAAATGTCATGATTGGAATTATATTTGCACCAACACCATTTTTTGTATTTACAATAAGAGTTGGAGCAGTTGAAAATTCTGTATTTACATTTTCAGAAAAATTTACAATTGCAATCGAACCACTTGGTGATGTAGTGATTGGAATATTTGTTCCATCATCTATACCTTCGAATGATATTGTATCTTCTGGATCATAGTTAATTCCTGGTGTTGTAATATAAACATCTTTAATCGTACCAACCACATTAGTTCCTACACCAACATTAGTTGTCGGATCTATTCCGATTGTATTTAAACAGTAACCAAATCCAGTTGAAAGAATCACAGCATCAGTTATAACACCATCTTTAACAATTGCTCTGACATCTGCACCAGATCCGTTACCAGTATTATCAACGATAGTTATATTTGTGTCTACATCATCGTATCCACTACCACCATTAATGACTTCAACAGAAAATATTCTTCGATCATTACCAACCACTACAAACAATTCGGCACCTGTTCCTGATCCTATAACTTGAACCTCTGGTGGAATACACTTAGGATAGATATATCCTGGTTTAATTGGAACAATATCATCTTGTGAAGTTGGATTATCATTTCTTCTATTACACACATCAAACTGATCATTTCCTGCACCAAATAAAGATATCTGATCGATTGCTCTTTCGATTGAACCAGCTTTTGTCCCTGAAGATACTGATGAATCCTCTTCATCATTACCAAAGAATCCAGTTATTGCACCATCTATTCCAGTTCCTGCATTAGCAAGAGTCTCTTTTAATCCTCCTAACTCACCAACTTTACCCATAAACTTAGTATAATCTTCAGGTGGTTTTAGTTTTGATCCAATATTAGATGCCCATTCTGTTGGTTTTGCACATGCTTCTGCATTACAATCTAAAAATGAAAGTATTTTTCTTGCTAATCCACTTGCACTTCTTAAAACATTTGTAACAGAACTCAGTCCACCGACTAACCAATTCAATCCACTCATTACTGTTCCTAATGCACCTTCTAAACTGTCAAATATTTTTGCAAATATTCCTGCAGTAAACTGTTCAATCGCACATAGTGCTCCATTTACAACTTTTCCAAGGAGATTTTGAAACATATCACTAATGAAACTACCAATATTACCAAGAACATTTTCAAAGGCACAATAAATTAATCCCATTATACCTTTGAATCCCTTCTTTAATTTTAATTCATCAAAAAAAGCATCAACTCCTTTAGCACCTGCTTTAATTGGGCCTAAAAGTTTTTTAAATTGTTTGTTTAATTTTTTTAGAAGATTTGTTTTAATGGAATTTATAGTTCCCTTCATGATTCCTTGAACTTGCCCAGTAACATGTGCCAACTCTGCTTGCATATTGACAACCGAGTTTGTTAATGGATCAATCCAACTACTACCAACATTTTCAAGACCTTGAAGTATCTGTATAAAATCTTGAACTGCTTGTGTACTCTTTCCAATTACAGAATCATTACAAGGTGTCCAAGCAGTTGTCTTTTTAGTATTTTTTCCTTGAGCAGTTCCACTTGCAACAGTATTTTTTAATTCTTTGGGAACAACTGCTACTCTAGTTCCATCTCTAAGTCTTGAGTTAGAGTCTTGTTGATGAGCAGATCCTGCTAAGTCAGCCTCAAATGGTTTAAATCCACTACTCTTTATTTTTCTTGATTCTACATTATCATATGCCTCTTCAACTTTATTAAATTTAGGAAGTAACCCCATGATCACTGGTTGTTGTGCATCTTCTCCATCCAAAAAGAATCCAATACAAGTTTCTCCACCAGCAAGAATCATGGTTTCACTAAGACTTGCTTGACCAGATCCAGAATGAGTGGGAATCATTATTTCTGCCCACGGTAAATCAACATCAGGAAGATCGATTCCTTGATCATCAAAAGGATGGTATCCGATAATACGAACTTTAACTCGATTATGTTTATACTCACTCCTAGAAAGGTAAGCGTTTACATGCCTCCATGATTCAGGAGGAGCAATCTGGCCAATCCACCAATTGAATCCATCTTTTCCTAAAAAATTTGTTTTACCTAAAGCAGAAAACTGATCAATCATTAGTCGTCATACACCAAACATTCTGGTTCATCAGGATGTAAATCACAGAATACTTCTAGAACATTAGGATCGTGATGATCTCCTGCTACTATTTCTTCGTGATGATGTTCCTCATACTCTATTAGATCATGCAACTCTTCTTTTGCATGTCTCTTCATTGGTTCAGAGGTGCTTGGATCAGCAAGGATCTCTTTGTCCTTTGCAATATGGTCTTCTATGCTTTTCATTTGTTCCTCCTTGTACTATGTACATTAGTATTTATTGTAGTATTATACATCAAATTATTTAAATCTGTATTTTCTTTGTTTTTCTCTGTTACTTTCATATGTTTTTGTTTGAGTGCTTTGATTATTTGATGGATTAATTTTTGCGTATCCATAAGAATCTCTTACCAAATTAAGTGAACTGAAACTAGCGTTTGGTTGTATATGATGATTTAATCTTGTCACCAAATAGTTTCCACTTGCACTCGCATCTTTTCCTATGGTTTCATCCGTTCCACCTTTGAGTTCAGGAAATATACAATTAATTATATCTCCTACTTTAATGCTTGTATTTAATGGTATCTGTATGTCTACAGACTGTGAAAACAATTGATTATATCTTGATGCAGATTTTGCCTGATACCCTTGATCTATTCCAGAAGTTTGAAATCCATCAGTTCCAATACCAAGTGTTCCGTGATCTGACACTCGAACAAAGAGTCTACTTTTTAACATTTTTAAATCTTGTTTTTGATTCGAAATTATTTCTGCTTCATCTTCAAGACCTAATCTATTTTCCATTCCATCCTTTCCAAACAATTTATAATCATATTCAGACACAACATGCGATAAAGAGTCGAAGAAAATAGTTGAATTTGCAAACTGTCCAACTGCTAATCCCTTACGAATATCAGTTCCTCGATTGATATGAACATGATTTATTTTAAAATTCTCTTCAGCTTTATATAAATTTCCTACTGCACCTTTTCCCGAATGTATATAAGGGCCATGAATTTCATCTCCCTTTATTTTTGCATCTGCACTATCAGCACCACCCATATCTATATTTTCTCTAGTTCGAGATACCAATCCTTCTATACTTCTAAAGTTAAACCCATCTTTGTTTTCAAAAAATAAGTATCCTGCAGTTCCAACTGCTTTTGCTTGTTCACCCTCCCCCGATACTCCTTGCTTTGAACCTGCAATTGCCTTTGGACATAACCAAGAAATGGTATGAAAAGGTTTTTTTGTATTGCCAATAAATGAATATGAATTTTTTGTTTTATCTATCTGACCAATTCTATCTGGATTTATTTTTGTTGTATTATTCAATATATCTTTAACATGCACATCAATAGGAGCTGGTTTATATTTCTTTGTGCATCTTGAAGTTTCATTTGAAAAATATTCTGGTGATGTTATCTTTAAAGTAAATGTTTGTGCTGTTGATGGTTGATCTAGATTTTCGAGTTTATACACATACAATTCTCCAGAACCAGAAACAATTTCAGCACGATCATTTTCATTCTTCACCACGCTACCAAACTTAACAGTTCCAGACAAAGTTTCTACTTCCATTGATATCTTCTCACCACCACGAATTGGTAATTCACTTACAAAATTAAAGGAAGAACTTATCTTCATATTCATACTAATGGTTGGACTCATTATATTTTCAAAGTATTCAATATGTTGAAGATGACCAGTAAGATCAACTGCTCTTCCTCCAATCGGTTGAATCATGACGTAATTATATTTGATTGACTGAGATGCTAGAGCCATTATGCGTTAAGTTTGTGTAAAAGAATATCAGTTCCTATATTATTTAATGGTTCAAAAGGAACAAAACTTACTTCAGTTCCACCAGTTTTAATTGGTATGTTAGTTGTTACTTGATTGTTCTGTTTGCTTTCAGGTACAACTATAACATTATTTCCACTACTTGCTTGTTGTTTTCTTTGATTTATTCTTTGGTTTCTTATAACTTGTTTCACTCTAAAGTTTTCATCTGATGATTCACTTACATATAATTTTAATTTAGATGGATCATTTTTAAATATTTCATTATTAATTGAAACTCCCAAATCATAAAGTGCTGTCCCGATATTATCCTTTGTATTAATTATACTTTTACCTGATTGGTATGCTGCATAAGCATCTAAAATAAAGAAACCAGCCTTTACTAGAGGATTGGAACTAGCTGCTCCTAACACTGAACCAAGTTTTCCTTTATAAGTCATACCAAGGAAAGAATCCCGTGTTATCTTTGTATTTTTACTTTTATTAATGAATCTCCTACTTAATTTACCAAGGAAATTTTTTTCTGGGAAAGTTCCCCTTCCAACAGTTGATGTAACTCTACTACGTCCTTTAGATTTTGCATCTTTAAAGGGACTAAAATCTGCAAAAGTTCGAGTGCCACGTCTCAATCTGCTAAATTTTTCACTAGGTAAATCTCCACTTTGTGATACTCTTTTACTAAGATCATCTAGACCAGCATCTTTTAAAAACTGTTTACGAGCATTTGGGTCAGTTTTTGCTTCTCGAATAATTTGTTCTATTGGATCTGTTGGTATAATATCACCTGATAATGGGTCTATCATAAAACCAGGTTTTGGTCTGACTTTTCCTATGCGACCTGCACCAAAGAATTGTTGTATACCCATTTTACCATAAGATTTTACATTACTTCTTGGAAAACTTGTTTCGGGTTTTGAAAATCTTTTTCTTGATCCATAATCTGAGTATCTTGATTTGGGTCTATCTCCAAGTTCCAATCCTTTCGTGTTTGATCCTGTTAAAACTCCTTGTCCTCCTAACGTCTTTAGTGCCTTTTTAGATAATCTTGTTTTTTTAGTTTTTTGTCTAGTTATATTCTCTGTTAATTTTTTCTTTATACCTCTATCTTTTCTTACTTTTTTTGCAATTTTTTCGGATTCTGATATAACTTTTTTTTGCCTAAGTTTATTTTTTCGTGCATCTTCTGCATAATTTCTCTCAGCATCACTACGAGTTCTTGTTCCTTTGTAAAATCCTTGGACTACTGGTTTTTCAATTCCTCCTCTAGAACTTAATAATCCTGCAGTAGAATATTTTGTAGTTCTTGAGAAGTTTTTTCTTCCAATAGCAAATGGAAAAACATTATCACCTTCTTTATTTCCTTTACCTTTACCTTTAGCACCAATTAGTCCACCAAGGGCTAAGAATCCTAATCCACCTGCACCTACTTTTAAAATACTTTTTAGTTTATTATCCTTTGGTGCTTCTATACCTTTTAACTCTTTAGTTTCTTTCTTTATAAAGTTCCTGAATTTTTTGTAATCAGATTTTCTCTGAAACTTTAATGAGGATATAGGAGACCTTTCTTTTTTTGGTTCTAAATTTTCCATTCTTATACTACATTAAAGTTTGCCATATTGATTGGTGCTACAAAATTATCAGCATCAAAATTAGGATGTATCTTCATGGTGGGCCCAGATGTAAGTCCACCAGTATCATTTCTTACTAAAGATTGGTTTGAATTATTTCCCATTGGTAAAACTGCCACATTACCTGCGTTACCTCCTTGTGAAACTCCTGAAGTATTATTAATATTATCAAGTGATGATATTTTTTTTGATAATTCTTTTGGATTTATATTGACTGAACTCAATTCTTTTAAAAATAGATCCTTTTTCTTCGGATCTATTTCTCCCAGTGGATCATCACCAAACATTTGTAGATACTTGATTACATCATTCGCTTGTTGCAATTCTTGAGGATTAAGTTTTTTACCAAAGAGACTTCCTTTTTTAATTTCTTGTTCGTAAAGTAATCTTGCTTTGTTTATATCTCCTGTATTACCAATACTTCTTAGAAGTGCCTGTATTGATTCTAACTTTTTTTCTGCACTCAAATCGACATAACTTTTTTTACCAAAAGAAGGAACTGTTGGTGCTTCAGATTCAACAAATGGAGTTGCTATTTTACCAGTAAAATCAAAGAAACCACCAAAGGGGCCTTTTTTTACAAGATCTAATTTTCCAGTTTGTAATTGTTTTATTCGATCATCATATGCTTTTAATGTTTCGTTATAATTTCTATCATCCTTATTGTTTTCTTTGTAAGCATCTCTCTCTACCTGTAATAATTTAATTTCATTCTGATTTGCTTCAACCACTGCCTGTTGTCTATCCTCTCCCTTATCAGATGATATTGCCTCTTCAATTCTAGCATCACTCTGTTGTCTGATACTTTGAAATTCTTGAGAGGTTCTCCTGTCGATGAAAAAATCACCTACGATGTCTTTGACAAATTCTGTAAATCCAGATGCTTTGTCTTTAACAAAATTTATAATTTGTCCTCCAAACGTTGATAGCAATCCAGCAATTCCACCAACAGCAAGAATTCCTAAGATACCCTTTAACAAAGGTACTCCAAGTAAAGCAAAAATTGGAAGTGCCATTGCTGCACCACCGATTAATTTCCCTACAAATCCAAATACACCTGCACCCTTAGTAACTGATTCCTTTAAACTTTTAGCAATACCAAAAGTAGATCCGACTGAATCCCTAATAGTATTCATGCTTTTCTTTAGATCCTTTCCCACCTTTTTAGAACCAAAGAATCCAACATAATTAATACCAAACTTTTGTTCCTTCGTTACATCTGGTGCATTTGAAATCGTTTCAGTTGCACCTTGAATATTCCGCACACCACTTCTTGCTGCACTAATTATACCTGTAGTTGCATTTCCTGTAATTCTTCTTGGTGTGATAGCAGGTTTAATCATTTACATGTTTGCTTGTTTTGCTTTTAAATTTTCTTCTTCAAT